GATACCAGTCTCGTACAGGATGGTGAATTTGCCGACGACACCCGCATAGACGCGGAACAATGCGCCGGAGCCTTGCGCATAGCAGATTGCGTGAATGTGATACACGCCGGCCCGTGGAAGACCGACTCCCGTAAGCTGGTATTGCGCGTATATGTCACCACTCCCACTGGTCGTGGCACGCAGCCACCGGAAGCCGCTGACGGTCGGAAAATCCACATCGCATTTTACTGGTATGCATTTGAAAATGGTGTTAGCCATATTCGGGTCGGGAAAGAGGTTAATCCTCAGTGTCATCATCCACCCCCTTGGTTGCGTCGAGCACATCCTGCGGAATCAATTTCATGGCCGCCGCGAGTTGGCTGGACAGGATTGCGTTTTGCTTGCTGAGTGCGCCGATCTGTTGCGAGAGCTGGTCGATGACGGTGTTCGCGTCGGCTGGAATCTGCTGAGTCAAAATGTCTCCTTTTAATGCGAAACCCCCGCAATCCGTGTGGATTGCAGGGGTTGAAAAAATTGGAATGCTGGATTAGTCGGCGGCGGTCATCGTATCGATACGCGTCACGGCCTTCAATTCGTCCAAGGTGAGGGTGCGGCCGAGATTCGTCTTCACGTCCGTGACAGTCACCTTCGCGCCGGTCTGGTCGAACGTGGCGAGCACGCCACGCTGATAGTCACGCCATGATTCCACGCCCGCCGCATCAGTGCTGGAATATTCGAGTCCGAGGCGGCACAATTCCGCCTTCAGGCTCTCGGACGGCGGACGCAGGTCAAGGACTCCGGAAGCCGACACGTCGGAATCGTCCTTGCCGTCACGACCGGCAAGAGCGGTGACGTTCCCCGCCTGCACGCTGTCCGCAGTCAATTTGTCCGTTGCCACAGCGTCGGCCGTCAGCTTCACGGTCGTCACGCTGTTGGCCGCGATCTTGTCCGCCGTGGTCGCATTCTCATTGTTTTCGTCAGCCATAATCAATCTCCTTAATTCTGTTGGCTCTGCGTTGGCATGAGCGATTTGTAGAAGCGTTCCTCGCATTCGTCCAAATCAGCACGCATGGCTTCGGTGGCGAAAAGCCTTCCGATGGCCTTGGAGTCCACGCAATCCGTGTCGATGCCGGTTGTCGGCGTCGCATCGGCCGCTTCACCCGACAGCATGGCCGCCTGGACGGCCGCATCCGCATCGTTGGTAATCGGCGGCAGTCCCAAAGCCGTCCTCGTCCGGTTGCGTGCGGCCGTCATCGGATCGTCCTGCACCTCGCCACTGTCGGACATCATGGACACGGATTCCGCCTCAGTATCCGACAAGGCCGCCTCCAAACCCTCATAGGCGGTCGTGTACGCGTTACGTCCGGTCTGCGGATCGTACGAGCCGGCCGATTCGCGCGCCTGCATCATGGCCGCGCACGTCTCGGCGACGCTCGTCGTGCCGAGCAGAGCCCGCCATGCGGCGATAGCGTCCATGCCGCACACAAGCCCCTGTTCTCCGTTTTTCTCCGCGCGGATGATGAGGTTTCCACCTTCCACGACCGTTTGCATGATTCCTCCTTTATTTGGTCAGCCAGGCGATGGCATTGACGTACATGTCGCCCTTATAGGTGCCGTTTCCGGCGTTGTATCCAATGACCTGCATCGATCCAGCGCCGCCGGTGTTGCACACGTGCATGAAGATCGACCCCCAGTTGAGGTCGGAATTGCAGACGCCGTGATATCGTCCGAACTTCGCCGGCGTCCATGACCACGTGGTCTGTGGCACGGTGAAGTCCGCGGTTAGCGTCGCGTTCTGGTAGATTCGCCAATTGGTGCTTTGGAATGTGCGGCGGCCGTTGATGCCGCCGAGATAGCCACCAAGATACACGTATCCGGTGCTGATGTCCGAGACCACGCCGACCTCGCCGTTCGCATCCGACGCGGTGCACCACGTCTTCGCTTTCGCACCGTATGCCTTGACGCCGATTTCGCAGAGCGATCCAGAATCGCTGCGCACGTCCAAATACGCGCTTGCGCCTGATCCGCCGACGCCCTCCATGTCGAGCCAGGCACTGCTCTTCTTGCTGGCGTCCGCCTCTTCCCAATTCGTGCTAGCTGAAAGGTATGCCTTCGAGGTGATGCCGCTGCCGGTCGCGCCCTTCGACCGTGGCCTCGACTGGAGTCGGAGCTGCGTGCCCGGATCGTTCTTTGCCACATGTCCGCTCCACAAGTCCAGCTCGCTCATCGTGCCGACCTCACTCGACTGGATCACCGACGCGATGGCCGGATACCGGTAGTAGCCGGTCGAGCCGTTGTAGGCGGGGAATTCAATGCCGTCGCCCACGAACGTCTCCGAGCTGCTGATCGCATACGACTGGTAATCCGGGCTGATTCGGATTCTGTGCCCACTCGTGCGGGTCTGGAACGTACCAGTCAGCACATTCGACTTGCCCTCGCCGTCAAGATAGACGGTCTGGTTATGGTTGGAATCCCACATTTGCAATGCGGTCGAATTGAGCTTCATGCCGGTGTTCGCCGCATCGGAGCTCTGGAATATCGCGCCGGTGAACACATAGCCCCGGAACTGGCCTGCCGCCACCTTGTCGGACGTGATCGTTCCAGCCGCGATCTTGACGGCCGTCACACTGTTTGCCGCGAGCTTGTCGGCGGTTATGGCACCGGTCACAATCTTGGACGCATTGACCGAATTAGCAGCCAATTTGTCGGCATTCACGACACCAGCCGCCAAGGCAGCAGTGGTCACGGCATTAGCCGCAATCTCTCCGGCCTGAATCTTGTGGACGTTGAGCAAGGCCACGGTCATGTCTTCCGTGACCTTGAGCTTCGCAGTGGTGACGCTGTTCGCGGCGAGCTTGTCTGATGTGATGGCCAGTGCGACGATGTTCCGAGCCTGCACCGAGTCGGCGGCGAGTTTCGCGGCGGTCACCGCATCAGCCACCAATTTCTCCGTCGTGACGGAGTTCGCGGCGAGCTTGTCCACTGTGATGGCATTGGCCTTGACCTTCTCGGCGGTCACTGAGTCGGCGGCGAGATGCTTCGCGGCCACGGTTCCAGACGCGAGGATGTTGTTCGCCACGAGGTCAAAAGGTTCGAAGCGCGTGCCATCCCACGTCAGGACTTCGATAACGCGGTCTGTGAGCGGCACCAGCACGGACGGGCTGGCGTTCGGCGCGCCGGTCCAGTACGTGTAGAAGTCGGCCATGAGGCTGGGAGAATTATTCTTCTCGCCTTTCCAGCGCGTCCAATACTTCTGGGTGCGCCACCACATGTCACCCGGCTTCAAACCGTCATGGGACGGCTCGTCGGGGCCACGGTAGATGAGATTCTTGCCGTCCGCCGTGGTCTGTGCCTTCTGCGCCGCCGCCTGAGCCTGATTAGCCTGAGAAGCCGCATTGGCCGCAGCCGTCTGCGCCTTGTCAGCGGTGGATTGAGCGGTCTTGGCCGCATCATTCGCCTTGACAGCCGCATTCGCGGCGTCAGTAGCGGCCCTGTCGGTCACAGCCACCCAAGCACTGCCATTCCAACGCTTCGGCGTGTTCGCGCCTCCAGTCGTGTCAATCCACAAGGTCGAAGCCTTGCGCATCGACGTGGCCGGTGCCGTGCTCTGGATGAGCACGTCGGCCTTGCCGTTAGCCACGCCAGCCGCCGCCGCAGCCGCCGTATTCGCCTTCTGCGCAGCGTTGGCCGCGTCCGTGGCGGACTGGGCCGCACTGTCTGCGGTGGCCTTCGCCTGCGTCGCCACGCTCGAAGCGTTCGAAGCGGTGGCCTTCGCATTGGCCGCATCGGTCTTCGCGGTGGAAGCGTCCGACTTGGCGGAAGCCGCGTCGGACTTGGCCGCATTGGCCGAAGCATTGGCCGTGTTCGCCAGTGTTTCCGCATTGCCAGCGGTCTTCTTCGCGCTTTCGGCGGCGGCGTTTGCCGCGTTGGCCGCATCCTTGGCCTGACCTGCAGTTGTCGTCGCGCTCTTCGCGGCAGCGTTCGCCACGTCGGCGGTGGACTGCGCGGTGCCCGCAGCGCTCTTCGCACTGTCTGCCGTGCCCTGCGCGTTTTTCGCTGCGGCAGCGGCATTCTCAGCAGCCTTCTTGGCGTCGGTGGTCTTCGCCGCATTGTCCGCGATATCCGACTTCGCCTTGGAAATTTCGTCCGCGTTCTTCTCGACATCGGCATAGCCGAGATGGTTCCACGTGGCTCCGTCCCAAACGAGCGTGTCGATCACGCGGTCAGCAAGCGGCACCAAAACGCTAGGCGAAGCGTTCGGCGCGCCGGTCCAGTACGTGTAGAAGTCCGCGAGCATGGACGGCGAATTATTCTTCTCGCCTTTCCACCTTGTCCAATACTTCTGCGTCTTAAGCCACAGGTCGCCGATGATGAGATTGTCCTTCGGTTCATCAGGACCACGGAAAGTATGGTTCTTGCTGTGGGCCTCGGCATACGCCTGCGCCGCCGACTCCTTCGCCTTGCTGATCTCGCCGTTCGCCGTGGTCAGATCGCTTTTGGTCTGCGCGATGTCCTTCCGCGCCTGAGACAGATCGGCCTGCGCCTGCGTAAGCGTCTGATTCGCCGCATCAAGACCAGTCTTATTCGCCTGAATATCCTTCTGCGCCTGATCGAGCTTGGCCGTATTATCCTTCAACGCCGTCTTGTTGTCAGCCAAATCCTTTTGAATCTGTTTGACCTCATCCGGCGAGACAGCGGAAGCCACGGTCACAGTGGCAATCGCAGACCAAGCGGACCGATTGCCCGCATGATCGACCGAACGAAGGGCATAGGAGTGCTGGGAACCGGCTGTCAGGCCGGTGATGACGTAATCGCCCCGACCCGACTGGGTAGCGCTGATGACGGTCATGCCGGCCGCATTGACGCCCTCGCCGACCTCGACATGGTCGAAATCCGATTCCATCGACGTGCCAGTGCTTGTCTTGCCATCCCAATGAACGGTCACCACGCCAAGCTCGGATGAGAGAACCGGCTTGGACGGTACAGAGCACGGTGTCGTGTCCGATTCGACGGTGGCCACGAAAACGCTCGACCATTCGCCGAGCTTGTCAGAGTATGTTGGCACAGCCCTGACGCGCACCTCGATTTGCGTGCCACAATCCAAGCCGCCGAAACCCAGCTGAGTCTTATCGGTGGTGCCGGCGGAATGCCAGGGCGCGCCATCCTTATGCAGCTTCCACTCGACGGCGTAATTGCTGATCTCAATGGCGGTATTGTTCGTGGCTTCGGTCACAGCGGACCACATGGCTGTGGCCAGACCATGCGCGAAACCGTCGCTGCCGATATAGGCGTCCGTCTGCACGATCAATCCGAGAGGGGCCTTCGGCACGCGATGGTCACGGTCGGAAGAGGCGGTCGTACCGCCCTCGCTACCGGCCAATGACGCGCCACCCGTGATGCCCTTTATCTTCTTCGCCTGTCTGACGGATGCATCGTATTTGATGTCGTTCAAGGCGATGCTGGCGGATAGTCCCTCGCCCTGGCGCATGCTCAGGTCGATTTCCTGCACGCGCACCTTCTCCCCATGTGAGACGGTGGGGGCGGTAATCCAGTCACCCGTATGGAAGTCGATGAGCGGCAGACTGTCCACACCGGAAGTCACCAGGTCGCGCGTGTACTGGCCACGCACTCTAGCGGCGTCGGCCAGCGTCGATGCCATGAATGCCTGCGCCGTGTCCTTATCGGACACGCCACCCTGGCTGGAATAGCTCTCCCACTTGCCCCACGGAGTAGGAGCACTCGGATTGTCCATGCGGAAAAGCAGATTATTGTCACCCTCGACAAGGATGGTGGACGCGAGGTCAGCGATGGACTCCTCGAAGGGTGCCTCGCTGATGTCACGCGCAAGCTGCAGCACAATACTCTTGCTCAGGTCGCGGCTCAAGGCGGCGCTATCCGCATTCCACAGCTTGAGCGTCCTACCGGACGTGCGCCAGTCGCAGCCGCCACCATTAACAAGAGCGCTCAGGATGGTCTGTAGATCAGTGCCGAGCGAATAGTACAGAGTGTATTTTTCCGCCCATGCCGCACCGCCTGCGTCCTTGGCGGTGTCGAAGCCCAAGGTCAGGCCGGTGGCCACGCCACCACGCTGACGGTTTTCGTCCAGCAGCGTCTTGAGAATCGTGCCCGGATTGGAGCTGTAGAATGGCCGCTTACCCTTGTTATCGCCATCGGCGATGAGGTGTGAAGAATCGTTGTTTTCGGCCTTGGACAGCAGCCAGCCAATCGACTGACCGGAATAAGTGATGGTCTTGGTGCGGTCATCCGTCTTGCCGGAGCGGCCCGTGATGACGAATCGCGCATTATCCGGCTCCTTGAAGCCACTACCGTCCGACACTTCCACGGCCACTTCAAGGCCATCGGTCAGCTCACGGTCGAAAGCCTGAGCGTCACCGGACAGCAGCGAGTATTCGATGCTGATTGCACCATCATCATTGTGGAGCATGGACACGCTGAAGCTCACCGGCTCGGCCAGCACACCGATGCGCTCACCGAATGGACGATAGGCCACGAGGCGCGCGTGCAAAGTCTTTGCCATGAATCACTCCCAGGATTGCAAAAACCGGCATGTCACCTTGTCGGCGCTGCCGGTCTGTTTGATTGCGAGGCGATAATCGCCGGACGAAATGTCAGGCCACACTTGCAGTGGCTCCGTGGTCCAGTCGATGCCATTCGTCGCATCCGTGCCGCCTGACCATGCGTCGGCATTGGCCGCCGTCCACGCCTTGCGATTGGCTGCATCGACGAAAAGGTAAGGTCGTGAGGCGTCGCGTTTGCCGCCCCACATTAGATTCGTGCCACTCACCGGATCTGAAATGGTCACACCAGTGACAGCACCGAAACGCAATACCAGCGTGCCGATTGGCGCATTGGATAGCCAGCACTCCGGCACTGTGTCGAAAAGCTGCGAGGCGGAAGCGTTCGGCAATCCAGCCCACCGTGTCCAATAACCCTTGTTGCTGGGCTTATCGACACTACCGGCCATGAGACGCCCGCCAGTCGCGTCCAAGGTGCGCTCCTGCCACTGCTCCCCCTGCCAATAAACGTCAGGCAATTGGAAGACGGCGGTGGCCGCGCGGTGGTCATCCCACGGAATCTCGTCACCGTCCGGCTGACATGACGTGCACACCGCGCTGGCGGTCATGCGCCGAGTCCAACCGGACACCGTGTCACGCTCCACGCGCGTCAGCTTGGCAGCCAAACGGCACAAGCGGTAGAAGCGGTGCATCAGAGCATCCGCATCAGGCCCATTCGTGATGAATTTCAGCGTGATTTCCGGCGCGCCGAAAGCCAGTGGGCCAACAGGAAGCATCACACCACTCCGACCATTCACCGCGACGGAATTAATGCGCGGGCTGATGCTCGTGAAATGGGTGGTGCCGACAATCAGACTCGAATGCTCACCAGTCAGATTCTGACCTTCGATGAGATAATCCGTGAGAATCATTGCACCACCCTTTTCGCTCGTGTGTCACCATTGCGGCATTGCCGCCGTCTGCAATCTTTGCTGCGTGCTAATGCTCGTCGGAGCGATCGCCGGATAATTAAAGGTCTGCTGGACATACGTGGTCGAACCACCGCCATTGCTGACATTCGCCCTGCCGGTCTTCGACGCATCCACATCAAAACCGCCGTTGATCTGCGCGTTCATGCCGTTCACGGTGCGCTGCACGTCCTTCCAGCCCTGCCGCAATGACTTGTCAAAGCCCTGCATGATGGCACGGCCAGCAGGCTTCAACATGACCTTGTCGTAGCTGAGCGGACCCTTATGTCTGACGATCCAATCGCCTATGCCACTCACAAAGCTCTTCACTCTGCCGAAAGCCGCCTTCAAACCATTGAGCAGACCATTGATGATGCTCGCGCCAGCGTTCCACAGCCACGCGCCAGCACCGGCAAACACGCCCATGATGGCACTGCCGATGCCACCAAGGAAGCCAAGCACGCCCTGCACGGCACCATGCACGACCTGCATGAATCCATTCCACGCCTGCGACCAATTGCCGTTGATGATGCCAGTCACCATGTTGATGACACCCTGGATCACATTGACAATGCCGCTGACGACCGAAGCGATTCCACTGATGACGCCCTGAATGAACGGCAGCATGGCCTGCACGGTCGGCAGAAGCGTCGAGCCGATGAAACCGACGATCGCGGAAATGATGGTGGACACCAATGGTGCGAGAGCTTGAATCACCGGCACCAAAGCCTGAATCACGCTGGTAATCGCCTGCACCACAGTCGTAACCAAAGGCTCAAGGCCCTGAATCACCGGCGTGATGGCAGCCACCACGTCAGTGATGAGACTGCTGATCTGCGAGATGACCGGCATGAGCGCCTGAATCACAGCCGTGATGGCCGCGACCACCGCCGTGACAACCGGCTGGACTCCTTGGATAGCCGGAGTTATCGCCTGAATGACGGTGGTCACCACGGTCAGAATGCCTTGAATGGCCGGCACCAAAGCACCCACAAGCGTGGAGATTATCGGCGTCAGCAGCGGGATTATCTGGCCGACGAGATTGGTGATTACCGGCATGACAGCTGCCGCCAATTGACTCAAAGCCGTCATGAGCGTCTGAATCGACGGCTGAAGCATTTGGAATGCCTGCTGCAAGCTGACGAAAACGTTCTGCAGCATCGTGCCGAATTCGCTGCGCAATTGCGGGCTCATGGCGATAAGGCCGGCCAGAGCGCCAATCACCAAAGTGACAGGACCACCAAGACCACTCAGGACGCCGCCGAACTTCGACAGCAATCCGCCAATCACCGGCACGCCACTCAATCCGCTCAAAGCGCCGCCAAGACCAGCCGCGCCAAGCAGACCGGTCACGGCTGCGATAGGGCCGGACAATCCAGACAATTGGCCGGTGAGGCCGCTGAAATTGATTTTGTTGATCTTGTCAGCGACAGCGCCGAACACTTTTTCAAGCGGCGGGCCGATCTTCTCGGCCAGTGCGGCCACCTTGTCGAAAAACGCGGTGATGAGCGGTTCGACGGCCTGCACCATCTTGATGACCGCGCCGCCGACACCACCGAAAGCCGCGATCAGATCATTGCCGACCGAAGTCTTCAATCCAGCGATTTCATGCTGTAGGATGGTCATCTTGCCCTGCGGCGTGTCCGCCAGGGCTTTGTTGATGCCGCCGAAATTCGCTTCCAGGACCTTCGCGGCCATCGCGGCCTTCTCGGACGCGCTACCCTCCTGAAGGACCTTCTTCTGCGCGTCCGTCATGGTCACGCCATATTTGCTCAGCGCGGTAGCCGAGCCTGTCATGACCTTGCCAAGCAGATTCGCTATCTGCACTCCATCCTGAGCTGTCGCGTTATAACCTTTGTTATTGGCTATCATGTCCGCCAAAGCGGGCGTCAAAGTCTTGACCTGATCGGCGGTCAGCGCGAAAGTACCCAACTGCGCCTGAGCGGCCTTCAAGGTGCCACCGGATATGACGCCGGTCTGTCCAAGCGTCTTATTCAGGCTGAGCAGCGACTTCTGCTCCTCATCCGTCCAATTGTTGTTCTTGGCGACCTGCTGGAATTTCGCGGTCACCTCACCGGCCTTGAGGGCCGCATCCACGGCCTGCTTGCCGAAATTCACCAGATATCCGCCAGCGGCGGCAGCGGCGCCGGACACGACGGTGGCCATGCCCTTAGCCGCCTTGCCGATGCCGGACACCGCCTTCGAAGCGAACCCGGAAGCCTTGCTCAAACCAGAATGCAACGCATTACCGGCCTTCGCGGCCGCATTACGCGCGCCCTCCGGCAAAGCATTCCAAGCAGCTGAAAACTTGCTTTTGATGTTGGACGTGACATCGCCAGCCGTCGAACTGATCTTCTGCACCGCCGCGTTCACGCCTGGAATCTTGCCGACAATCTGCTGGGCGGTTGACGTGAAGCCGGAAGCCATACGGCTGAACGCGTTCTTCGACTTGTCCGTCTCGGCGGCCAACTGCGTCTCAAGCTCCTTGAGCCGTCCATGCGCCGTTTTGAGGTTGTCGGACGCCGCCTTGAGGTTGTCAGACGCCGCCTTCTGCCGGATCTGCGCCTGCTCCAATTTGATGGCCGCAGCCTGAGCCTGCGTGCTGTCCGCGCCATATTTTTGAGTGGCCGCGTTCAGCTTCTCCTGAGCTGCCTGCACCTGCACGGACGCGGCCTTGAATTTCAGCAGCGCGTCAGTATTCTTCTGCGAGGCTTGAGCCACGTCCTTCTTAAAGGATTTCAAAGCATCGGAATTCAACTCGGCGGCACCACTGTTGAACCCGTTCTTAAAAGCGCTGCCGGCCTTCTTGCCCTGCTGCGCCCCGTTAAACCCTTTGGAAAAGGCGTTTTTCAGGTCGGAGACTGCCTTGCCGGTTTCTTTCGCCACGTTCTGGCGGAAGCCATTCATCTGCGGGAAAATGCTCACATGAGCGGAACCAAGCTCGCTACCACCAGCCATGACAGCCTCCTCTATTCACTTGTCTTTTTGAAGCCGAAGATGCTGCTCATCGACTCCAACGCCTCACGACGTTCCTCATCGGTCACTTCGACGTGCTTCTTCCCAGCCTTTTCCGGCGCGAGGTCGCCAAGAATCGACGTGCCGCCAGCCTGAATCGCGGTGATGATGGCCGTCGCATCCATCGGCAGCACCATATGCACCGCAGTCATGCCGGTGTAAGTGTTCGGGTCGGCCGAAAGGTTCTCCCACAAGGCGATCGCGTCGCAGTAGCGGAGTCTGCCGCCCAAGTCAGCCTGCAGACTCCACCCGCGAGCCGCGAAATCGGCCCTTATTCGACTGCCGGCGGCTCCTTGGAGGAGCTGGCAGAAGCCGACGATTTTCCCAATTCCACACCCTGAATCTTCGCCAAAACCTCGCCGTAATCGTTGAGGATGTTGAATGGAACCATTGCCGGCTCCTTCGCCAACTCCTTGGCCGCATCCTCGCCAGCAAAAGCCGCGAGAATATCCTTCAAAGCCTGAATCTGCTCCGTGTTGGACTGCAGGTCGGACAGGCGCACGAAATCATCGATGCTGAGATTCAGAGGCAACTTGTAAATGTGGCCGTGCGGTGCGAGGAACCACACGCCGTCGTCCTTGATGAGGTGCTTCACCTTCATCCGCTCGGCCGACGCTTCAAGCGCCTTGTCCTCATCCTCCTGAGTCCAGGCGTCGAAATCGGCGGCGGAGGGCATCACGTTCTTGGTCATTTCTTCCTTCTTTCAAACGACTGTAAAAATTCCTTTACTCCACTGAATGAAGAGGAAGAATCCCAGCACATGCGAAGAAAGGAAGAAAGAAACACATGCTAGGAAGAATCAAAGTCAGTCGGTGACCGGCTGAGACTTGGAATCATCAGCCTGATGATCTTCGGTATGAGGACCGGATGAAACAGTCGGAGTCACGAAAGACTCCAAATACTTGCTGTTGCCGGAATCGCAGACGTCATCCTGAATCCACTCGATGGTCCAAGCGTCACCGGTGTTCTTGCCGGAGGTCTCCTGCCCCTGCTCGTTGCCAGTCAGATTCACGACACCAAGACGACGGCGATGCGTTCCGTTCTTGAAAACGGTCTCCTTGTAGCAGAACCACTTGCCATCCTGAATCACATCGGTCACGTGATAGACGCCATTGGTGTCCGGCGTTCCGATGGTCATCTGGCGCGTGATGCTGTTATCCTCGGCCACGGTGAACTGTTCGGTCAGCGAAGCCGTGCCATTAACGCTGTAGCCAGGCTGATGGAACTTGATCGCATCATCGGCGTCGCGACCGGGCTGCGGCGCGCCATCCTCGGTGATAAGACCGACGAAACCGCCCTTGCTGAAGATCTTGTCCAAACCGGTCTTCACGTCGGCCACGGTCGGCGCGATGAGATCGGCGGTCAGCTTCTGCGTCGCATCATAAGGGGCGAAGCGGAAGGCGCTTGTCACCACGATCTTCGCGGCGCTCAGGTCATTGCCTGCTGAATCAGCTGCCATATTTTGTCCTTTCAAACAAAAAAGGCGCTGAAACAAACGTTTCAACGCCTAAAAATTAAGAATTATTGAATTATTGGAATTTTCCAATAGCGGAGAATTCGAGAGTCAGATAGCATCTGGCGATGTTCGCGTCCTCGGCCACGAAATACGGACCATTGCACCCGTCCTCATCAATGCCCGCGATCGGCGAACCGTCAAGCGAGCAAATATCGGGGTCGGTGAGCAAACCGTAGATTCTGGCCGCCAAGTCACGGCAGGGTTTCGGAGCGGCACGAGAGCCATAACGCACGGTCACGCCGACGCTCCGGTCGAAGAGCACGCGATTCGATTGCGAGCCGCCATCGTCTCGCACCACGACGAGCGGCCATGAGCCGTCGTAATCGTCCGGCTCACGATTCGAAACGATGATCGTCGGGAAAGACGGCTTAAGCCTGGCACGTAGAAAAGAGCAGATCCATAATTCAATGTCTGGTGGCAGGACTGCTGTCATGTTTTACCTGCCTTCAACGCCTTGCGGAGATTGCCAGTCTTCGATTCCACTAGCAGGGTTTTCGGATCGGTGCCGACCACCATGCATGTGGTCCGATGCTCGTGCTTGACCTCCTGGATCTGGAGGCCGTCGCGATACGCGCCAGTATCAACCGGAGCATGCGCTTTCGCATATTCGAGCGTCTTTTCTGCGGCACGACGGGTCATGGCCTTGACGCCAGCCGAATTCATCAATTCATCGAAATAGCGGTCGTTGAATTTGACCATCACTCCCAAAAGCCATCACCCCCTGTATTCAGCTAGTGGGATCTCGATCGTCGGCTGCCATGACACGAAAGCATTCGCGTCACGACTTGGATAGCCGGACACCTCCCAACATCGCCCGTCATCCGGCAACGCTCGAATCCTGTCACCCGGCATGATGTCGAGAGTCGGATCAGGAGACGTGAGGTAAGCCGTGCTCGTGGTCTGCTCGCGCAGGCCGTCGGGTGTGCGCGTGCTGCTGGAGCTGGCGAGAGCGCCGGTAAAATCCAAAGTCTCCGGATTGGACCAGTCCTCGCCAGCCTGCTCGCCGGAATACGAGTCATCGACCTTCCTCGCACGCAGTCGCCGCCATTTGGTGGCGCCAGGCATACGCCATCCGCCACCGGCATTCAGATCGTCAAGCAGGCTCATGGCAATCCTCCAAGCCGGTAGGGTTTGAGCTTGTCTTTTTCGTCCTGCATGAGCGACACCACGTCAAAACTCGCGCTGGAGCCATTCGTGGACTGCGAGGTGACGAGCCCGATCGGACTCATGCCCGCCCGTTTCGCGGCACTGATGAGCACCTGCTGCACGTCCGGCGCATCATCATATCCGGCATGGATCGCGTAGCGGATGGCCGCAACTCCGACCGGGAAGCCACCGGAAAGCGACTCCACAAGACCCGTCTCAGGGTCATAGGCATAAGCCAGCTTGTTGCCGTCGCGGTCTGTCAAGGATTCGATGCTCGTCACATGACGTGCCGGCAGTCGAATCACCGTGCCGCCACGACTGTTCAGCACTCCTGTCAATGCCGCGTTCGGCATGACATGCCAACCGCATTCACGGCGGATGGCCGCCTGCGCGGCCCTGAGCCGGAAGGCGGCATCATCCTCGAAAGCCGAAGGGTCGGCAATCATGTCAGGAATCACATTCACATCACTCATGCCGACCTCCACGCTTACTCTGCGGCCATCAGGCCAGCCGCAATCAGAGAATTGACCAGGGCGTCGAATTCGCTCTTGGTTGGCGTGTCGCCGGCGGCCAAAGCCACATGCGTTGCAGGCTTCACTGCAGCGCTGCCAATATCGGTCGGCTTGCCGTTGGCCCCGACGAAGACCACATCGGCCACGTTGGCATTCGGGTCAAGTTTCGCCGCCGAGGCTGGAATCACTCGAAACTGTCGAGCCATATCACGTCTCCTTACTTAAGGGTCAGCTTGACGAAAGCCTTCGGCTTGCGCACGGCCAAAGCCACACGCTCCTTGGCGCGGATGGTCACCAGATCGGAGATGAAGTCGGTGTCATTGGAATTGGTGACCTCAACCGTCACACCGCCCTTGCGATAGAAGGTGGCAGCACCCTTAAAGGAGCCGACGATGGCTGTGCCGACGTCGACAGCGGGAGTCACCACGGTGTCCAGACCCCAGAGGCGCGGAGTGATGGTCAGCGCGCCACCATTCACGCCATAGAACGGTCCACCGCCGATGAAATTGCCATCATTGTCCTTCTTCAATCGAATGGCCTCATAGTCTGTCGGATTGATGACAAGGGCATCCGGCATCATGCCGGTCGTGGTGGAGATCATCGACTGCGCGTGCAGGACGGCAACGTCATTGCCGGCGTCTGTAGCGGTGTATGACTGGATTCCTTCACGATTCAGCAGGCCCTTGATGTTCTTGCCGGTGCCGTCGCCGTTGAGCAGCTGCTTCTCCTCGGCGATGCTCAGATCGTAGAGCAGGCGTCCATCGATGTCGGACTTCAGGAATTCGAGGTCGGTGACCATGTCGTTGGATTCCTTGATGAATCCAGCGATTGTGGACAAAGCGTCGGTGTACTCTGTCGCGTCGGCGTAATGGATCTGGCTGAATTTCTCGCCTTCGCCGACGGTGCCGAAATCGCCTTCCTTTTCGCCTTCCACGTAGTAGGTGATGGCCTGTCCGCTGATAGCGCCGATACCGAACAGGTTTGTGATGGTCGGACGACGGTAAGCCTGGACGAAATTCGGGTCCACGTAGGTCAACAGGGAGCCGTACACGCCGGACGGTCCGCCGGTAACCTGCGTGTCAGTGTTGGCCTTGCGGCGCGGAACCCATTCCGGTGCTGCGATTGACGCTCCCGAAACTCCCTTTATCTTCGCCAGCTGTTCGCCGATGTTCTTCACGACGAAATCGCCAAGAGACTCGCCGGATGCGGCTCCGCTTTTCTGGGTGTCCGCCAGATTGTCGGTCAATCCCGCGAAACGCTTATGCACCGCATCCAACGTTTCGATGGAATCCTGCAATTCGTGCGCCTCGGCGTTCAGCCCCTTCAGCTTCTCGATGTCGGAAGCGTCGAGATTATCCTCGCCCTTGGCCAGCACCGCTTCGATGGCGGCCTTGGTCTTGGCGAGACGATCATTGAAACTCATTTGGTCTCCTTGTTGTCCTTGCCGCCAGTGACCAGTTCACGGGCGGATTTGATTACATTCAGACGCTCGGCCTTCTCGGCCTCCGCGTCCCTACCCTTATCAGGGGCAAGCTTCTTATCATCCTTTTTCTCGCCGGTCTTGGAATCATCCGGCTTATCTTCGTCGGAAGCGCTGGAATTGTCGGAATCAATGCCTTCCAACACCTCGTTCAGCGACGCCAATGCGGCACGAAGCTTCTCCTCATTGGCGGAGCTGATGGCGCGACCTGACTTCACGGCCAGAATCTCGGCCTGCTGGTTCGCGGCCACCGGCACCACGCTGATCTCGAAAAGCTTGATCTGCTGGAATTCGGAATGGCCACCCCACGGGCCGTCGCCCTTTTCCGTAATCCAAGCGGTCTTCGTCGGCACGAAGCCGATGCTCATCTGATGAACCCTGCCATCCTTGAGCAGGTCGTAAGCCTGCTGTGCGGTCGGATTATCCTCGATATCAAGCTGTGCCGAGATGAGCAGGCCCTTCTCGTCCTCGACGGCACTCAAGGTGCGTCCGATGATGTCGGTCGGCTTGCCGTCCTGATGGTTCCAATGGATCGGGATGCCGGCTCCGCCGGCGTAGTCCTTCTCCAAGGTCTCCGCGAAAGCGCCCTTGGCGATCACGTCGCCCTGCAGGTCCTTGTTGCCGAAAGTGCTGGCGTAGCCGCTGAAGACGCCTTCGCCTGCGGAATCGTCCAAGGATTTCACGTTGAATCTGAGCTGTTTGAGATTCACTGTCCTTCTCCGTTCACTGGATTGTTCTGTTGCGCGTTCTGCGTCCTGCCGCCGTCCTGCGGGCTTGGCTGTCCGCCGGTCGCCACGTTCAGTGGCGTCACCAATTCGTCGCCACCATCAAGCTTCGGATAGTTGAGGATGCGCCGTGCCTCGTTCGTGGTCATGAAACTACGCCCCGTGGCCGTGCTGAGCGCCTGATACTGTTCGGAGAACGTTCCGCGCAGCTTGGCGTCAACGTTCGCTTCAATGTAGGCGTCAGGCTGGCCGAGCGCGTCTGGCAGCAGCAAATTGAGCGACTGTTCGAAAGCCACGATGTACGGCATCAACTCCACGTTCCACATCTGCTCCTTGAAGGCTCCGATGTTGGAATTCGTGCCACTGCGGAAGCCTAGATTTTCTGGCGCGATGTGGAATGCGTTGGCCACGTCGATGCGAATCCTGTCCCTCGCGTCGATGTCCTGCATGTCGATCGGTTTGAACGCGTCCACGGTCTTGATTTCCATGCCGTCGTTGAGCAGCGGCCAGCCACCGGCAAGATTCCCGCCGGACTTGTAATTGCGCATGCCCTGCACGAATTCGTCCTGCGCCTCCTGCGACGGCCACGGCATCTCCTTCGGACGGGAGATGTACGCTGGAATCTGGCCGCCGTTCTTCGCTATCGCACGTCGATATTCGGCCATCTCACGTGCCTCCGCCAAAAGCGGTGCGAGAGTGCCGGACACAGGAGAGCCGCCGATGCCGGACGTGCTATAGCCCACATCCAGCAGAATCTGCGGGTCTGGCAGTTTGAAATACCGGCTTCCTTCCGGCTGTCCGGTGCTGATCTGCACCCCGGTGATCTCGTCAAGAGTATTGCCGGAAAGCGTGAAATTCTGCACCGGGATCCGCCGCAACCACAGTCGGCCGGACTGCTTGTCGGCATCGAGCAGGCACAGCCAACGGTCATTGAGCAGGCCATCGCAGAGCAGCGAGTAGAAGAATCGGTAGCGTGTCATGCCAGGAAGAACGCTCGGCTTTGCCATCAACTGCGCCAAAGGGCTTGTCGTGTCCTCCGCACGGTCACCGTCAGGCTGGCACGTGTAGACCTTGAACGGCATGCTGGCGATATTCCGCGCGATATGGTCGATGACGGTGCGCACCGCCGCCTCTCGCTCGTAGACTCCGGCGCCGAACCAATCGATCGGCAGCTGCGTGACCTGCGAAATGTTGACTGGCGATTCGGAGAACTTCTGGGCCACGGATACCGGGCTTTTCTTGAGCCATCTGGAAAAGAACCCCATGAAACCTCCTCACTGGGTCATACGACTGCGAAATGAGTCACGCTCGGCGCATATTTCGGTGTCTCCGCTTCGACTTGCATGGTCTCCAAGGCATATAGCGCCTGCGATTCGGCAACCAAGCCGGAAATCTGCAATGCTGATTTTGTCCTGTCCCACACCTCGACCTCGCCGAGCCTACGGGACACGGCCACACTCACCTGCTGTTCGATGGCAGGCTGCGGAAGATGCCGCAGCTTCCCCTCACGCACACGGTCATGGAAACGACCGCAGCACGCGCCCAGACGGAAGCCTTCGATGAGATGCACCGTCCACCCTTTTTCGGTGAGCGGGTCGATGAAGTCCACGGCCGGACATCCCTTGCCCTGCACGGCGATCTCCGTGATGTGCGGCCAACGCTCCTGGAGCAGGTCAAGATAATGCGGCACCCACAGCATGCCGTCACGGCGAGCGATCAGCTCAACATGAGGCAACCCGTCCGCACGAATGCCGGCAGCGGCCACATACGTGGTCTTACGGTCAGCCGACGTGTCCACGGACAGTACGACGCGATTGCCGTCCGGTATCGTGGAACGCGAGTCGATGCCGCTGGCCCACATTTTCGGGCTGATGAAAGGAATGATGTCAGCCGTGACCCACTGGCACAGAACCTCGGTGCGGAACGCCGCCTCGGTCATGCCGTCAATATCGGACCGAACCGACATGACGGTCATCGGCCCGTAGCCAAGCGACGGATTCGCCTGGCGAATAGCGTCGGCGTCATCCACCGGACACTTGTCAGGCGCAGACCACTCGAAATATCCGAAAGAGCCGTCCTGCTCGCCGGACAGGAACACGTCGGCCGGATTGCCACCGTCGGCGCTCAGACGCGTCCACTCGTCAACAAGCTTGCGGCCCTTGTCCACCTGCTTGCGCAACGCCACAGACCTATAATCGCCAGCGTTGGAAATGCCCCATAATTGGCTCGACCAGACTGCCTTCGTGGTCTGCGACACGGCATTCCAGCCATCGTCCGTATGCTGCTCACGCAGCTCGTCGAACACGACACGGGCAGCTGATTTTGCTCGAATGTTCTTGTCGGCACGGACGATATACCGCGCCTTCGAGCGGGTGATGATCGCCTCCTCGCCGTTCGTATTGACGAACTTCTGCGTCATCGCGGCGAGATCCGGAATCACCAGATCCGCTTCCTCATCGGTAGAAGGCTGAGGATTGCACCACTCCTTGACCTGATTGTAAGGACCCTTCGCATTGTCGAGCGTCTGCGCGGCACCAACCACGAGGAACTTAACGGGCGGCACTCGGTCGGGATGCTTGTTTGAGTCCACGAACAGCCACCATGCGGCCAAAACGCCCATAAGCGTTGTCTTGCCGTTCTGGCGGGCGACAAGCACAATCACCTTGCGGAAACGATACGAGCCATCCTCAAGCAGTTCGAGCGCATGAACTAAAAGCCATTGCTGCCACGGATAAAGATGCACGTGCAGCATGATCTCCGCAAACGCGATCACCGCGAAACCATTGCTGGTGGTCTTATCAAGCTCTCTAAGCGGCGGCGTGAAGATCCGCGGCAACGTAACACCATGCAGGTCATCATCGATGGCACCGAAAACACTCAAATCTTCCGACGCCATCGAACGCCTCCTAGCCGAAACGCTTCATGAAATCTTCCATCTGCACAACCTTGTCGCTCTTACGCGCCTCCGGCTTCGATTCAACCTTCGGCTTCGCAGGACGACCAACCTTAGCCGGAGCATCCACCGTCAAACCAAGCGACTGACAATATTTGAGGAACGTCGGCAGCGAAACGTTGTCGAGCTTGCCGTTCTCATCGACAAAACCGGAGAACGTCAGATAATCGATACGCTCAGCCAACACGCGAGCCGCAGCGACAACAGCAGAATTCACAGCCTTGAGGTCAGCGTTCTTCAACGAACGCTCCAACGCCTCCGCCACATTCCGACTCGGAAACTTCGCACTCATCGAAAACACCCCCTAATCTGCCGTCGCGCGCGACCCGCCAACAATTTCACTCGTCGGGGAGAGGAAGACCAACCACGCGGGACGTCTTGCACCATCTCGTTGGTTTTACGATTTCACCGCCCCTATCCCGTCGGGGTTGGTTTCGAATGCTGTTTTGAATGCTTTGATTGCGTTTGTGAATCGTGTGATGAGTTCGTCTGTGCTTGGTGGTTTGGGCGTGATGAGTGTGGTGTATGTGTCTCCGACCTTGTAGTTGGTGACTTCGTTGTGGGTGATTTTGATTGGGATGTTGACGGTGAATGAGCTGATTGGGAATGTCTTGTCGTTGATTGTGCCGGTGAGCTCTAGTGTGACTGGCTGCTGTGGCATCATTGCCTCCTTGCTCATGCTGTTGTTATCCATTGTCTTGAGAGTGTTCCGATTGGCGCTGGCGGATCTTGGTTGCCTCTCAAGCGGTTGCAGCTGGTGTGGCTCGGCTTGAAGCCTGCTGGGTCGAATTGGAGTTCGGGATGCTTGCTGACCGGGAACATGTGATCGAGGTTGAAGCTGTCATCTGTGGTGTTCTTGACTGCGTTGTAGTCGATTGGCATGCCGCACAACCAGCAGACTGCATGCTGTGCCTTGCATTGTGTGAAGAATGCGGCCTTGTCTTTTTCGAATTGGCGGCTTGTCTTGCGCGTTCTTCCTGGCATGTGGTCACCGCCTTGTGGTGCTTCGGGTGGGAGTCGAACCCACGACATCGATGAGGGGCACTGTCTCTTATCACGGGCATTCAAAGAATCATGGAAGCCATGGCCGGTCTGTTCCGTCCTCTGGTATCTGTGCTATCCCTCGTGCTCTGCCACTGAGCTACCGAAGCGATATGAATAATGGCCCAGCTATCATTATGCTGGGCCATTCATTCTACTAACATACGACAGTATAGCATTTCAACGGTGACAGTCAAGTAGTGCTGCGAGTTCGCCGAGGTTGAACGTGTACTGCCGCTTGTGTTTTGTCGGCGTGGCGTGCAACTTGCCGCGTCTGAGCCATTGGCTGATGAGGTTGCGGCTGATGGTCAGGCCGTAGCGTTTCAGTTCTTTGGCTGCGTCGCTTGGCGTGCCGGTGATTTGCACTTGCCACAGTCGTTGGTCTCGTGCTGCTTTGATGGCTGGTGCGGGCCATTCGGTACGGCAGTGTTGGCATGTGACCGACTCGGCGTCTGGTGTACCGGTGAGCTGGTGGCGGCAGGTGGGGCAGGTGCCGAGGATTATCAGCTCGCTCTCTGGTGTCAATGCTGTCTCGTTGCGTCGGCTGATGTGTTCCAGGCTGGTGTAATCATCTGCCGCAGTTGGCATGTCCAATATGGTGTGTCGGTTGCTTAATATGGCGAGCCATGCTTTGCGCCAGCCGTATCCTGCGTATGCGGATCTGATTTTGCCTGCTTGTTCTGCGAGCCACGCTTCGGAATCGGTGATGAGGGCTTGCGCTCTCGTGTCGATTGGCATTGGCGCGCTGCCTCGGCTTGGCGCGTGGCCCGTGGCTCCGATGTGCGCTTGCTTGAGCATGATGGAGCTTAATGCTGGCAGTTGGACGTGTCCGAGCTGTCTGATGAGCGCCCAGTAGTTTTCTCGGCAGCTGGCGCAGAGTAGATTCGCTGCGATCGGCTTCATTGGCTTCTGGCAGTGCTGGCAGTTGGTCAAAGTCTGGCCTCCTTGTCGTGCTGGCGGATGATCGCGGCGACTTCCGCTTTCGGCACCTGCGGCACGAGCGGCGCGATCTCGTCAAGCGCGTAACCGGCCTGATGCCACTTGATGATCATGTCTTCGAGTATTTTCTTCATTTGGTGTCCTCCAGATATGGATTGTCGCTTGTGTGTGGCGGGAAATCGCATTCCTGGTCTTTCCAACCGGCCGCGTAGCCTTCTCGCCATGCCTTGGCCATGCGTCGGTGGTATTCGGCGTCTGTGAGATGGTAGATGAGTTTGGGTTCTATCATTGTGTGTTCTGCTCCTTGTTGAGTCGTTCAGCGAGCCTGCATGCTTGTTGGTCTGGCGTGGCGGTTTCCTTGTCGCGTCCGAGCGCTTGGAGCACGTGTTCGCACTGCCACGTGTGCTTGTGTGGTTTCGAGGGTGGTATGCCGCTCATGTTGGCTCTGCGTTGGCACCAGCCTTTCCATTGGCGGCACCAGTCGTTGACGGTGCGTGTCTCGCCGTAGTGGCGAGCGGTGAAGGCATTCCACGCGTCCGACAGGTCGAGATTCGGATAGTCGCGGATTATGGCGGCATTGGCGTGGGCTTTCTCCCTGACCAGCTCGAAGTCGTTCAGCCCGATTTCTTTGGATGAAGAAGAAGAATATTCTTCTTCATCTTTCTTTTGGGTTCTGGTGTTCTGGTGTTCTGGTGTTTGTCCCGATTCTGTTTCGATTCTGCCGGCAGTCTGCGCACTTTCTGCCGGCAGACTGCCAGCAGAATACCGGTCATGCTCACGCTTGCGCTTGGCCATCACCTGCTGACGGCTCCGATTATGCTCAAGGTAATCGTGGATGACATAGCCGCCATCCACGGCCTCGATCAATCCGACCTGCTGCAAAGCGTCAAGCTCCTGTGTGGTGATGTCGAGCACGAATTCCGCCGTGTCCGAGTCCACATAACCGTCCGTGAGGTTGTCGCCGCAGTAGGAAAGCATGATGACGAAGGCGCTGATGGCCGATGGCATGGTACGGCGTAAACGGCGTACCTTCCGGTTGAGATAGAAGCCATTGGCCAATTGCACGTATCCGCGCCTTGCCATCAATCCTCCCCTCTTGTGATTCCGTTGTATGCCATCCAGATGGCCTCCTGCCGTGGCGTGGTGACCGGCAGCCCGTCGTAGCTGAAGACGATGCCGCTCCCCCAGTGTGGTTTCGCCATCGCATCCAAGGCTTCGGCGATCTCCACCAAGTCCGGTGGCGGGTCGAGCGTCACCATGCCAAGCCATCCATGACCGCCTGCTGAGCGGACACCAGGCGGTATCCGCAGTACGGGCAGGTGACGTAATATGTGCCGACGGTCTCGCCGCAGTGGCCGCATTCCACGTATCTGATCGTCTTGCTCAATTCGTCCTCTTTCCGTTTGCTTTGACCATTGCCCACAGGATTTCGCTTGCGGGCCGTCGCCGGTATGACAGGTCGTTGTAGGACTGCACATAGTTGAGAATCAGTTTCGAGCCGGTCGAATCCGGTGTCAGGATCGCGTTCACACGCGGCGGCACCATCTTCCGCCACACAATCTCGTCGCACAATTCCTTCGTGCAGACGAGGAAGTTTGAATCACCGTAGAAGGTCAGGCCGTTGCCGCTCGTGAAGTCAGCCATGCATGACTTGACCTCGTAGAACTCGAAGCAGCCTTTTTCAACGCTTGCGGGCACCGGTTCGCCGTTGATGTTCCAAGGTTTGAAGCCAACGTAATCCACTCGCCGCTCGTCAGGCGTGTTCCGGTCGAAATTGACCTCACTCGCCCAAAAAGCGGTCTGATTCTTCAACCTCTTCTCGACCAGCTTGGACAGCATGGCGGTGGTCTCAGCCCTGCTCATTTCTTCCTCCTGAAGTACTTGCATTCATCGTGATGGAACAGGAACAGGTGAAGTCTCCACACCTTGACTGCCAACAATCCCTTGAGCGTGAT